GGCACAGTTGCTGTTCCAGTTGCTGGTACAACAGTAGGAGCAACTACTGCTACTCCTAACACAGGAGCCGGCTCAGTAACTGCTAACACAGACAATAACACCATTACAATTGTAACTGCTGCAAACCACAACGTTCTTCCAGGACAAGTTGTGGCAATTACAAGCACTGTTTCTACAGCTTTTACTGGTACTACTACTATTTACCAGGGTACATTTATTGCTCAACCAGGTACTGCTACTACAAACCTTATACTAAACAACTCAAATGCACTTAACGTAGCAAGAGCTGCTACTCTTGGTGGTTTTACCACTACTGCCGTAACCGGAACTGCTGTAGCAATGCCTAACATTTCTACTGCTGGTACAGTTACTGTTTACCACTACGACCTAAATAACGCCACTGTAGTATCTGTTCCTTCAACTACCTCATTCACAGTTGCTAGCGGACTTGGTTATGCCAACTCTGCTTCAATTACGTTTACCAATAAGACTGCTTCTCTTGAAGCTGTAGGTGACTTAAGCTGGGCTGTAACAACTAAGGTACAGAGTTCTCGTCTAGATGCAACTAAAGATGGCCACAGCATTGTTGAGGGCAGCTATTACGGCTTCCCTTCACTCAACACTGGTCTATACAAGGTAACTGCTGCAACCGCAGATGGTACACGTGTATGGTACACCGCTCCTAACAATCTAAAGGTTAACGATGTTGTAAGCATTACTGGCCTTACTGATGGTACAGTAGCCGGTACTTCTACGCTTAACCTAGCAAACCAGACTGTTGTAGCTGCAACTGCTGATAACTTTCTTATCCTCAATGCCGCTGCTGCAAAAACAATTACTCCTACAGTTGCTGGTTCTGCAGCTATTCGTTATTTTGACGAAGGTATTTATCAGGTAACTGCTGCTTCTGGTAACGGAACAACAGTAACTTATACTTCACAGAACAGCTTGATTCCAGGCGCAACTGTAAGCGTAACTGGTCTAACTACAAGCGCATTTAACTTGTCTGCCGCTACCGTTGCTACTGCTAATGCAGTGTCATTCACAGTAACTAACGGTGCAGGTAACGGTGTATCAATTACAGGACAAACTGGTAAAGTCGCAAATGACACTGCTGCTTCTGTTGTTGATGGCGCATTTGTTGCTGGTACAGCTGCTCTAAATGGCGTTAATTACCAAACGTCTACTGCTTATGTACAGGTGCCTAACGTAGTTGGCCTAACTACTGCTAACGCTCTTGATGGACTACTTGACAGAGGTCTTGTTGCTACTTCTAGCGGAACTACTTCTAGCACAGCTAAGAATATCACTGCTGTTACACGCGCTGCTGGTAGCACACTAGCTGTTTGCACATTGACTACCCACGGTCTTCTAGAAGGTCACGTAGTTACTGCAAGCTCTTCATCACTAGCAGGTATCACAAACACTGTTCAGTATCGTGTACTTTACAAGATTGACGCAGACACATTTGTAATTAACACAAGTGCAAGCACAGTTTTGGCTTCAGGTACAGTAACACTCACTCCTGTAGTAGGAACTGTTTATTCACAGAGCATTGCCGCTGGAGCAGCAACTACTGCTTCTGGTACAGCAATCACTGTTAATAACTGGATTGCTTAATAGCTAAGTAGTAAAAGCCCTAGTCAAACGGCTAGGGTTTTTACTTTACTATTAAATTATTAATAAAAGGAAATACAATAAACTTATGAGTGAATCAGAACAATCAAGAGCCGCAAACGTAGGTAAAGCTGTTAGTGGTAGTGCTAATAAGAATTGGTCTAAGGCTGCTGGTCTAGGGCTAGTTGGAAGTTTTCTTGGCCTAGGCAGAAACGATAAATTTGCTGACAGAGGCCGTATGAAGACCCCTGAAGAGTGGGATAATGAAATTCGTGCCCATGAACTAAAGACAGACATCAATCACTACTACGGCACTGAGCGTGCTAAGGGTGATTTGCAACGTTCAATTGAGCACCTAGACGCTATGCACGAAAGAACACCAGATGGTCGTTTAATCAATAACACTGAGTATAACGGCAAGGGTGGGTATAAAGTTGCTTACGGCAATAGGCCTGCTCCTGCTGAAGACGACAAAGGCGAAAAAAAGCCTGCGGCTAAAAAGCCTGCGGCTAAAAAGCCTGCGGCTAAAAAGCCTGCGGCTAAAAAGCCTGCGGCTAAAAAGCCTGCGGCTAAAAAGCCTGCGGCCAAACCACGCTCTAAAAAAGAAGAGCCAAACACAGGTTATTTCACTCCAGAACAATATCCTTAGTGAATACAGTAAAGGTAGACATACGTCACCACGGACCCCTAGCGGCTCGTACAGGAGCTATTACGTCTACTGACCCATACGAACGCCTAGAGAGGCCTGTAGGCCGTTCCAGAGAGTTCTTTGATGCACTTATGCGTGTCTCTGGGCACGTAATTCCTGGAATACCTACTCATATGAAAGAGCAAGGACGATGGAACGGTTAAAAAGAACTAAAGAATTTAAGCAAGAGGCTTTATACAAGCCTATACAGGTAAAAGATACGCGTTTCGGTGTTAGAAAAATATATTTGAATCAAAATGAAAAGCCAACTACTTTTTCATACGACAACCCTGGCCGTAACTGGTGGGGCACTAGATAATAGGAATCCATGTCTACCGATCAACTAATTGCACTTATTGCTACCTTTTGCACCATTCTTAGCTTAGGTGGCTTTGTTGTCGCCCGTTTAGTTAAGGGATACACTTCTGAAATAGTAAATACCCTTATAAAAGATTATTTGTCAGAACTTAAGCCAAATCACGGTTCTTCACTTAAAGACGATGTTCTTTGCATAAAAACAGACCTAACTTCGCTTAAAGTAAATGTTGCCACTTTAGAAGGCAAGTTTGACCAACATATTAAAGAGAATATTAATTAAATCTGCTATCATTAGTTAATACCCTACGAGGAGAAACATGACTTGCGATAACTGCTCAACCGAAGCGCTTTATAGAATAAATTCTGTTGTTAGAAATATTGTCCATTACTGCGAAAAACATTTACCAGAGGACTTGAAGACTAATGCTGCTTTAGGTATTTATGCAATACCTGCTATTACCAAAGAAGAAGACGAAGAAGAATCTTCAGATAGCTAATGCATATATCTAGAAAGCAAGCTTATCAACCTCACCCAGTGCCTAGTCACGTGTACTATGCTCCTGAAGACCCTTTTGAGCCGGATGTAACACGGCAGCCTGTATCCAGCATTACTGAGGATGAAGAAGAATACGAACGTATATTTCGTTGTAAAAAATGTAAAGATATTGTGTATGAGTCTGAAATCGAAGAGCATGAGTGTGATGAGTAATGCCTGTTCCAGATGATACCAACTATTGGCTAGGTGTTTTATCAGAGGGAAATACTTCTGAAGAAACGCAGTCTACTGAGGATTTTGAAATAGATGACCCATCAAAATCTATGCCTAACATGCGCACAACTACTTCGTCAAACCCTAAAAAACCAAGAACTGTAAAAGCCGGATTTGATTACACAACTTTTAAAATGGTAGTAGTATTTAGAGACGGAACTTGGTGGCAGTATAATGGAGTTCCAGTACAAATTTGGGAAGGCTTTAAAGCTGCCTCATCTAAAGGCCAATACCTAGCGTCTTCTGGGCTAGATTCATGGCCGGATATGGGCCCTGCTGATATAAATGAGCTGTCTAGAGCACAAAGAACACAGATAAACGATATGAAGGGTTATTTGAATTACATGTATGATTCAAAATACTTACGAACAGGTAAAAGAACGGAATAATAAAATGCAATCACTTGGTCCACTATTTGTAAACACTATTAAATTAAAACACCCTATTTTCCCTATGTTTGAATGGGGATGGAGTCAAGAGACGGAACACCCTTACAGAGAAAGTTCTACTTGCATAGTTTTTTGGGCACCTTTTGTTCCCCGCGGTTACGCAGTTGGTATTTGGGGTAACTCCATCGATGAGGATGAAGCTCTGGGCAAAGTGCTACGTAAACTTGATACTCCTAGCGAGGAGATTAAAAAATGGTAAGTTTTAAGAAAAAAACCTGGAATAAAGCATTTCCTGAAAAAATTGCTAAACGAGTAGCTCGCATACCTACCCCTGACTTGACTGTATGGGCAGAGCAAACCCTATATGAATTAGGCCGTCTTCTTAGCATTTATGACCGTGCGCGGACCCCAGAAGCTATTAAAGAACTAGTTACTAGCACTGAAGCTCTTCATGCGGTAATAGAAGAGCTAAATAAAAGAACAAATATTACTTTATAAAGTTTAATATTTATTTATGATATCATTGATAAGCCAACCTTTCTTCTCTCCCGTGTGGCACTTAGTAACCCTGAGTCTTATCGGCTCAGGGTTACTTTACTATTAAGGCATAATATGAGCGAATACGACGATTTTGAAGAAATAGACGAAAACTTTGATGAACAGGTTGACGTTTATGAAGAAGTCTATGACGACGGTTTAGATGAGCTATCTCGTGAGTTTGTAGACCAATTAATCGATAAGATTATGATTTTTATGACTGCACTTGTTGGTCACCCACTACGCTCCTATCAAGAACCTTTAGCTAGGCGAATTATTGAATCTGTAGTAATTAATGAGGGTGAAGAGATCACTGCTCTTGCATCCCGTCAGTCAGGTAAATCTGAAACAGTTGCCGATACCGTAGCTGCTTTGATGGTTATTCTGCCACGCCTTGCTAAAATGTACCCTGATTTATTAGGGCGGTTTAAAGACGGATTATGGGTAGGTTTGTTTGCTCCTGTTGAAGGGCAGGCTGAAACCCTGTTTTCCCGCGTTATTTCACGACTTACTAGTGAGCACGCCCTTGCTGTTTTGGAAGACCCGGAAATTGATGATGAGGCTAAAAAAGTTGCTGGTGTAACTAAGCAAGTTAAACTTCTTAAATCTAACTCTTCGGTTATGATGATGACAGCAAACCCTAGGGCTAAAATTGAGTCTAAAACCTTCCACCTTATCGTTATTGATGAGTGCCAGGAAGCCGATGACTTTATTGTGGCTAAATCAATTGGCCCTATGCTAGCGTCTACTAACGGTACGATGGTTAAAACCGGTACCCCTACTACACATAAAAATAATTTTTACCGCGCCATTCAACTCAACAAACGCCGTGCTACTGGCCGAGGTGGCAAGCAGAATCATTTCCAATGGGATTGGCGTGACGTAGCCAAAGCCAGCGATGATTACGGTAAGTTTGTGCGTAAAGAAATGCTTCGTATTGGCGAAGACTCCGATGAGTTCCAAATGGCCTACAACTGCAAATGGCTTCTAGAACGCGGTATGTTTGTAACTTCTGGCGTTATGGACGAACTTGGTGATACATCCCAAAAAACCGTAGAAGCTTGGCACCGTACTCCCGTCGTAGTAGGTATTGACCCTGCTCGT